TGCCGTGAACCACGTCCTGTAGCATCACGATAAATTCGCCAGTGTACTTGTTGTACTGGTAGGAATGGGGGTTCGCATCGGCCCAGCTTTCGAGACTAGGGCTTTCCGAGCTAAGTGTGCCGGTATCCGTGGCCTGTTGGATTGTGCTACCGTCCACTACGATGTAGCAAACGCCAGTCCAGATGAAGGTCGCGTGGTCAGTGCCAGGGGTGTAGAAAATCCAGAAGTACTTGGTGCCGGGGACCGGGATAACCGCTGCGTCCTGCGGCACACCAAGATCGGTGTCCGTAAAGTTATGGAAGGTGCCAGTGGCAATGTTCCACAACGAGAAGCAGACCTTGGGACTGGACCCTGCATTCGACGTGGACAGGATGATGTAATCGTTCCCATCCAGCCCAACCACGGTGCCGAGATTGTTCATACCGGGACGAGATACGCTGCTGGCGTAGTCGTCAGAGTTCACGGTCGAGGAGAATTGGCCGGGAGTTCCGGTGATCGTAATGGTCACTGTTGGGCCTGTGTGTCGTAGAAGATCGACCAGCCGAGGATGTTGAAATCCTTGAAGCCATCCGACCTATAGTTCAGGTGCACAGAGCGGCCTTTGCCGCGGATACGGTTCTTCTTGGCTCCCACCAGCAATCCGTTCCTGAAGACGTAGATTTGCTGTTCATCGGAGGCGCGGGCGCTAGTCAATGCTTCATCGGGCGTGATCCAGTCCCAATCAACCTGAAGCAGTGCACCCTCGCTGTCTGCCGTTCCCTCACGCATGAATGTATAGATGTAGGGGGTCTGGGTCTTGAGGCTCGGTTCTTCGAGGCTCTGGCAGGTATTGAAGAAGCTGCTATAGGGCATGGGAGAAGCGGTGCTATCCCAGTCCACGAAACCGGTGTCGTGCAGATCGGAGAAGGTGATTGCCCGGAACTGTTCGGCCTGCGTCTGGATATCCTGAGCCGAGAAGGAGTAGGTGGACCCATCAACATCGATGCCGAGACCACGACTGAAACTAACCGCACCCGGCGTCATCGCGTAGGTAGCGCCATCAATGTCCATCGTGATGATGGAAGCACTGCCGCCGCCGCGCCAGAGTGTCTGGATGTACGCCTGTTTCTTGGTGCTATCACCAGCCGTCAGAGTAGCCTGTACTGTGCTACTACCAGTCGGGAAGTACTGGAGACCCAACATGCTGGTACCGTAAATTGCAGCGCCATCCAGATGAAGGTCAGCGTTCCAGCCTGTACCGGAGATCGCGCAAATAGAACCCGACGAATAGTTACCGTAGAACGTCAGAGCCAGCTCTTTGTTGGCCGTGGTGGTATCCGACGTAGTGACTAAGCTGGCTCCCGTTGCCTGATAGGCATTGGTGTCATTGCCAACGTGATCCGTGCTAAACGTGCCGGTCACGCCAGTTAGTTCGCAGATGACCTGAATGTAGAAGGTCGAGCCTGAAGAGACCAGAGCCGGGATCGTGGATGTGTCGCCCACCTGCACATAGCGGTAACAGGCAATAATCATTTTGTTCGTCACGCCAACGCGAGACTTGAACTCAGTCCACGACGCGCCGATAGTAGGGTTCGTCCCACCGCCATCCGCCCAGTCGAGACCGGAGACGAGGATAGCACCCTGCCGGGGCTTCCACGGGACGGTCACTGCACCGGGAGTTCCGTTACCATTGCGAGTGTAGATGTGCCGCATCCAGACCGAAATCGGATACGTGTCATCGCACAACATCACAAGGACAGTGCCTTGGGGATCGGTGGACGAGCCTTGTGTCGGGGCTCCGTCGATGGTGTCACCAGCCGCCATAAAGCGGTGCGCTCCAGAGGCCGACCCGTAATTCGAGTTGTTGTTATGCGTCTCGTCGGTCGTCCACGTGCCGGAATACGAAGGATTGGTATTGCCGTTGTAGCGAGCGGTAGATGCCAATGCCAGACACTTGATCGGCGGGGTGAGCGTCATGAACGACGCATTGCTCTGAGTCTTGTAGATCGGCTGGGAGAACAGAAGATCGTTGTCCCACGTGCCGTTGACGCCGCTGATTTCGTAGACCGTATCGGTCCAATAGGTGCTGCCAGCAGTGGCAAAGGCGGGGAGAGTGGCAGTATCGCCGCCCTGCACATAACGGTACAGGCACACCATCACGAGGTTCGCGTTAGGCTCGGCCTGATAAACCTTCTCGAAGACAGTCCAGCTTGTAGTGTTGATAGTTAGCGAGCTATCGGCGATGTTCACGCCGACGAAGGCAATGAGCAGATTGCCCGCAACCGGAGCGCCCGTCAAGACGACACTTGACGACGAACCGGGAACGGTGTTGCCGTGAATGGCCCCGCGATGCTGAACGATTGCGAGTGCCATGTTAGGTCAGCTTTGCGAAGCCGTCAGTGACCGAAAAGGATACTGTGAAGGTGTCTCCATCATTGAGCGTCAGATTGCTGCCGTAATCTGAATATGAAATCAAAGGATCAGCCGGGCTGGTCGGAGTGTCATTGTAGAAGATCGGGTACCGAAATGGCCCAATGCTACCGCCCGAGGCGGTGAAGGTCACATTCGACCAGCTAATCTTCTCAGTGCCGCCGGTACGCGAGAGCGTAACTGTGGAAGCCGTGCCGCCCGTGGAATACCCATTACCAGCACCAATCTGAGTAATGTCCGCCAACACGGCACCAGTTGCGGCCGTCGGGGCAGAGTTGGTCAATGCCACCTTGAAGGTGTGCGACTGAAATAGGTGAACACCCTTCACGAGGTCTTCAACGAAATGCTCGAACTTAGTCTGTGCCGTCATTTAGTTTGGCCCGTAGAAGGTAAGGAATTTCAGGGAGCTGGTCGTATTTCCAGCATTGGAGTTTGATTGGGACAGGACCGTCACAGCCACGTCACTCTCATCGAACACGGTGAACCCATCTTCTGAAATCACTGTGTCTTCAACCTCAGTGGCGACAATGTCATTCACATTGAACACATCGGTAACAAGGGGAGGGAATGCGACTTCTGCCAGTTGAATGGTGTAGGGATAGAACGCTTCGAGGATGGTGTCGTAGTTGAGCAGACGATTGCCGACCCACGGGCTACCACCTATATCGCTACTGGTGGAATTATACAGCCACGTGATGACCTTCTTGGTCTTATCGTACGCGCCCGTTGCACGAACCTTATTCAGTGGCGGAATATCGTTGTAGTAGAACTGCATCTTCTTTTCGAGCAGGTTCCGCACCGAGTAGCCCTGCTTGGCAGGGTCTGAGGTCAAAGCGTATATGCCGAGCTTGGACCACCAGACAGGCGTACCTTCGACCGAAATGATCGAGCGGCTAGACAAGGAGCCCGCCTCACTGACCTTGTAGATCGAGAAGTCCGTAGCCGAGAAACCGGTACCGATGGCAGCGCCACCGATAGCCCAGACGCCGACAGACGAGAAACTGAAGATCGAGTTCTCGTAGGAACGCAGAGCCATGATGGCCGAGCTATCAATGATCTGGAGAACACCACCATCGGTAGCGACCAGATCGGAGACCTTCTCGCTGGTCGGGTCCGCTTCCTGATAACAGAAGGCTGCCACACCGAAGTCGTCCACGATGACCTGCGAGAAGTAAATCTTATTCTTGAACCCGTAGAAGACACGGCCAGACCCGAAGGCCACCGCGGTAGGGCGGGAGTTCTCCACCACCACCGAGAGACCAGGGACGCCGGAGACACCCGAGCGATCCTGATTGAAAGCTTCAAGGATGAAGGTTCCGAGAGGAGCGATGCTAGTGCCAGTGTACGTGGTGCGGTAAGCATCCGCGTTGAACACCATATCCGAAAACTTCGGGCTCGGGCGCTTACCCAACCACCACGTCTTTGCCTTCTGGGGATAGACGCCGTTCTTGTGCTTGTAGAAGTCCAGCACCGGATAGTTACGCCAGATATCGCTGGTGCCGTTCTCGCAGTCGGTCTTGGCCCACCAGCCCTGATTGTAGAGGTCGTACTTCTGCTGGGCTGTGAGTGCGGAAGGTTCGGTTGTGACTGACAGGGTTTTGTCCTGCTGTTCAAAGTCTCTGATCTTCAGGATCAATACTGAAGTCGAGATTGTGTTTGATGCAGGATCATACTGAATGTAGAAAGGGTTGATCGCCTCTCCGACAACAAAAAGCGCACCCTTGCCAGACGCGACTTGCACCGAATATGGAGCGGTCGTGTAGTAGGCGGGTGCGCGAAAATCATCCAAATTCACGGTGAACGGAAGTTCTCCCGTGGACAGGGTATCGAAATTCAGGTCATAAAAGGACAGGAGGCTGCCAGCCTGTACCACGAGAAAGTTCCGCGAGCCGTCCTCTGCAACAGAGTTCCACTCGAAGGTTTTCGTATACATGGTGGCCCAGAGCGAGTTCTGGAACCGATTGGAAGAGGGTTGATAGCCACTCTCGAAATCAATGCCCAACCTACGACGGCGCGAGCCCTTGCGGTCAAGATCGCAGTTGTCTTCGTCTACGGTGGTGTTAGGCGGGTTATTGAGTTCGTGATAGTCAGAGACAAGACCACCAACGAAATTGTTAACCGTCGCTCTGGACGCGGTGCGAGGCAATGAGGAACCTTTCAATGTCTTTCTCGGCGGCTACATGAGACGTATACGAGCCACGCAGAGCGGACGGAGGCTGGCCTCCACCTTCATAGCGAATTGCGAAGAGTGAACTACCTGAGACGTTTACCACCACCAACTTGCGCTCCATAACGGTCACAAGTGGCGATGGCTGGCTCGGAGGCGTCAGGACCTGCTTCCGAGGGATGACGTACTTAGTTTCGCCCGAAGTTGGGTCCTGTACTGGAAGTGCTTTTCTTTTGGGCGGCATTGGTGCGGAACTTGTGGTTTTGGATGCGGACGCGTTGGTCACGTGATTGCTTGTCCACTTTCGGATTGGCTTGCTGCTTGAGATTGACAAAGCACGTTGACTTTGCTTCTGCCAGCAAGTATGGGAAGAGGTTTTCATCTATTGAGGGAGTGAAGCTGTCGCTTACCGTCCAAACCGGAACCGTTTTCGCCATAGTCTGCGACTTGGTACCGACGATCTGAGTAGCATCCACGGCGACCAGTCTGGCATCGAAGGCGATGTAGTGGTCATCGAAGGATGTCCAATATCGCGGAGAAACATCGTTCTTAACGTAATATGTAACGCCAGAAGTACCGGGGTCAGTGGCCTGAACAACATTTCCATCATCTGCCTGATTGCGATTGATAAGGTCCATGAACGCTGAAGGCGTCAGATAGTCGATTGTCGCATAGTCAACGCTGGTCGCACCCACATCCTGAATGTCGTATTTGATCCAGCCGATCTGCGTATAGTTCGACGGAATTTCCAAGTAGTTAGTGGCACCGGGATGATCGATCAGAGAGACCGTGGACAGACGGCCCAGAGTATCAAGCTCTGGGATCATCTGGTTGGCGATCATCTGCTCGTACACATCCTGAAGAACCGAAGCTACCTGCCCAGCTTCTACAGTGTCGGTGATGTGATCCACGATATCGCTGTCCATATCGGACATGATCGACTGGACCATCTCAAGAAGGGTATGTTTAGCCATCGTTGCGGCGCGTCCATTTCTTGTTGACGACCCAAGTCACGATCTGCATACCAAGATAAACGATGGTGAATATGGTGGCGATGATGGGCAGGACTTTAAGAAACACCAGCGGTACGATGGACACGGCGGCAGCATCCAGTGTTAGGGTGAGCGGTGTACTCGTCTGTGGGACTACCGTATTAATCGACATGGATTAGCACCGTTACGATAAAGGGCGCGGTGCTGGTCGAGCCGCCGTCCGTGGTAATCTTAATGACATCCCCGGCCACCACAGCATTATGGCCGGTTGGAGTTGAATTGAACTGAGCGCCTGCGGCAGAGCCGGAGGTCACGGTGAGCGTGGAAGTGTCCACCGACACACCGTTAATCTTGAAAGTCACAAGGCTGTCGGCAACGGTAGTACCCGCTTCCAGAACGCCAGTGATGAAAGCGATTGTGCCTGCAAAAGGCACTGAGACATAGACATCTCCCGGAGTGGAGACATCAGCAATGGCTCTGGTGAGGGCGTACCCGACTGAAGGTCGATCCGTCCATGCACCAGAGCCAGAACCATTCGCCACATAGACCTGCCCGGAGGAGGCAGTCGCTACGCCTTTCGGCTCGTGAAGGTCTGTACCAGTGAGGTCTTTGTGGTGAGCCATTATTACACCGTGCTAGAGAACGGGGTGGCCAGAGTGCCAGTGCCCTGAGTGAAGCCCTGAACGGCCCACTTATTCACGTCCACGTCAATGAGGATAATCATGTCTCCAACAGCGTGAGCGCCCTGTGTACCATCGTTCAAGAACTTAAGAGCCTTGTTGGTACCAGCAGAGGTGTAGTTCGTCACCGTACCGGCCTTATCCACTTCCATCACGCCGTACAGAGTAGCCACGTTATCAGTGGCGATCTCGTGCGAGTTAGAAGTCGGAACGGTCTTGACCACGAACTTAAATTCGTAGCCAGAGCCGGTGGCGGCAGGCAGCGTTGCCTTCGAGCCAGCAGCCTGATCCAAGAAGATCACTTTGCCAGCGTCGTCAACCGTAAGCGTTTTGGAAGTACCAACCAGTACCGCCGGACGCAAAAGAGTATTGGCCTCGATAACTAGGCCCGACATATTGGTATGATTGGTCTTACCCATTCATATCTCCTATGGGGAAAGTGGGGGCTATTACACCCCCACATCCTAGTTACGTGTTATTGGCATCCTTAGGCGGCTGATAGTAGGTCACGCTCAGACGCGCCACCAACGTGGTGAACGACGCGGTCTGGACAGTAGCCCACAGATAGCCCTCAAAAGCCAGCTTGGTACCGATAAGCGCACCGGCACCAGTATTGCTTTCACCGACAGTGTCAACGGCAGACTGAGCCAGCGCGTCGAAGAGACCATCGTTGTCGATTTCCGTACCGTCGGCTTTGACAAGGCCAATGGACAGCGTCTGCGAAGACGCGGCAGCTTCCGCGGTCGTCACCTGAAGGACAGCGCTCTTAATGAGCGAGCCCGCAGGAATGGACACGTTAGGATAGCCACCGTAGATCATGCCGTGCGCTTCGTCGGCAGAGAAAGCAGGGAGACGATCCCACACGATCTCGGCCTCAAGGACCTGCTCAACGCCGTACTGAGTGGGCTTACCCACAACAGCATCGACCTGATTAGCCTTGCCGAAACGAACGGGCAGACCGTCCGCATTGACCCAAGTACCAGCCGGATACGAGACAGTGTTCGTCATTGTCTTTTCTCCTTATTAGCTGATGACGTTGGTGGAAGACAGCGACACGACCAGATTTTCCGGGCGGAACAGCTTGACACCGTAACGAGCGGTGGTCACATACTCTTCACGCTGGAAGTCCTGATTGTACTTGCTATCGACCTTGGGCATCTGACGCCACGCACCGACGAACGGCTTTACGTCCGCGGTCGCCGAGAAGAACAGGTTCTCCTTGGCATTGGTGACGGAGACGCTCGACACAGTCTCCGAGCCATTGCTGGTCGAGCCAGCGTCGGCAAGGAACTGCGAGGTATACACGTCGAAACCGTAGACGTTCTTGAGGAACTTCATGCCCGAGGCAATGCCGTCGGCGACGATACCTTCCCACTTGGGATTGTTCTGAACGTTCACGAGGTTCGTGAGGGTGCTCAGGGTATATTCGACCGAGGGATCGACAATGGCGATAAGGTCCGTCTGGGGAACATTCGCCTTCTTCAGCGCGTACAGCGCCTTGGCGAAGTCCTTGACGGTGATCTCGCCCGAGGAACCAGACGCAACAAAGCGGTGGTCGGCACCATTGATGGTGTTCGGATCGGAGATCGTCTGCGAATGGCTCAGCTTCAGAATGTCAGCCTCAACGCGCTCCATGATGGCGCGGTGCTGCTTCGGCACGAACTGAGAGATAATCAGAGGAGCCCAGAAGCTATCCTGCTTATCTTTCTCGGTGATGTAGGTACCGCTCGACAGGTATTCAGTGACCTGGAACTGGAAGTTACCAGTCGCCATCGCACGATACTTGATCGCGGTGTCCTCAACGTAATTGTCAACTTCCATCTGACCGACGGAGGGGATATTGAAGGTATCGCCATCCGGGAAGTCCTGCATCCAGTTCACATAACCCGTGGCCTGAAGATCAGCCAGCAAAACGTCTTTCAACTGTTTGCTGTAAATCTGGCTACGGATCAGGTGGTCAGGTGCAGTGGTCGTGAAACCACCAGACATGTATTAGTCCTTTATTGGGTTAGAGTTGATAGGTTCCGGCCTTAACAGCCTTGTGCAATTCCATCTGCACTTCCGGCGACCAATATTTCTTGCGGCTCTCCTTGAAGATGCCGTCGAAGTACTCTTTGGTGCCCGGCTTGGCCACTCCCGCAGGAGGGGTACCGGGGGGCGTCGGGTTTGCACTACGCGGTACTAACGGCGCTTCACTCGCCTTAGCCGCATCACCCAGAACGATCTTCTGGAAGGCGGTTGGGGATTTCGCGGCTACGTCCTTCAGGTCCTTAACAGACATGTTAAGTTCCACTGCTTTGGCCTGTACTGCGGCTCCCGCTGCTTCCAGCGTACCGAAGTGGGCGACCATTGCGTCGTTCGCGGCGTTAATATTCTGCTGAATGCTGCGGTTAGCTTCAGCGCGGGTGATGGTCTCGTTTACGAGTGCGGCAATCCTATCTTCTGTCAGCGTAGGAGGGGTAACTCCTGCTGGCGACTTTGCCGGTGGATTATTCCGCAAAGTCTCAATTTCTTTACGCAATTCAGCAAGCTGCGCCTCGGCGTCAAACTGGGGGTTAATCTGAGCCCGGAGGCCCGATAACTCTTCCTGCAACTTGACAATGAAACTATCCGCTTCCACCTTGCCTTTGGCGAGGTCTTCCACGGTCTTGAATTTCTTGCCTTCGCCTACGAGATTGGCGAGGGGATCAGCGATTATCGGGGTCTTGGTATCGCCGAAAACATCATCTGGCATTAGGTGTCCTTTTGGTCAGTTCGAGCATCTTGCGAGCGAACCGGATTTGTCCCTTCCGATCCGCCTCCCGCAGCGCCCAGTTGGGATTATCATAGTCCTCAGAGGAGGTCTTACTGAGTTCTTCGATCTCGGACACCAGAATAGTGCCAAGCAGTTCGAGAATGGGTGCACCGTTCATAACGAGTAGGCGAACCTTCTCTTTGGCTTCGGGCGTGGTCGCTCCGTGAAGCCAACGTGTATTCACATGATATTCAACCATTAATATCCTTGCGGAGCAGTAGCCTGAGGTTTGCCGGTCGCGGCAATCCCCGGAGGAGGCTCAAGAGGAGCCGGTTCCGTGGGCTGAGTGCTGGTATCGTGGGGAAGTACACCCGGAGGCGTGGAGGCCGAAGCCTGTGCCTGCTCGGTGCCCTGTGTCATAAGCTTCTGGGTCTCCAGTTGCTCAAACACGCGGGCGTTATCGCTGTAAATCTTGTAGCAGTCCAGATCGGCCAATTCCTCGGCCAGTTTGGCGATTTTCTTGCCTGACAGGTGCACCTTGACGGCTTGATCCTGCATAACCGCAGAATTGAGGAGCGTGACCATGTTTTGCAGCAGGTTCGCCCGATACGCGAAATGTGAAGCACCTTCGGGGTGCAAAACACCGTTCGCCACAATGTCGTCCTTGGTGATAGTCGAGAAAATCACTGCATCCATCTCGCTATCCAGTGTCCGCGTCACATCCGTACCGGACATGTTCTTGCGTGCGATCTGGAGACCGTAATTCAGGAGCGGTTCGAAGAACACGACCTCGAAATGCCTGATCTTATTCAAGAACATACGGGAAGAAGCGTTATCCAAGGTCTGAACCTCGAACTTCGTCTTTTCGCCCGGTGAACGAATGCCCATTGCCTCTCTCGGGGCTCCGGCCATCTCTTCCATGCGCTGTTCAAGCTGCTGGATTTGCATATCCGCGTTGAGTGCCGTGGTATCGGGGTGCATGAACTCTACATCGCCGTCTTCGCCCACGTAGATGCGGGCACCCGGCTCGTAGTCGTAATCTTGTACATAGCCCTTGACCTTCTGAACCGGAAACGCGATCATATCGAACACGTCGGCCTTCAGGTTTTCCAGATGGTCTATGCGATATTGCATACCAACCAAATTATCCAGCGGCCCCATCGCGTACAAATTATCTGGGCGCTGACGCCAACCAGCATGGAAGAAACGTGATCCAGCAGTCCAGTCATCGTTCTCTTTCTGGTAGATAATGAAGGAACGATCAATGATCTGTATGATCTGGTTCGTGAGCAGCTTCTCCTGATACAGGTCATAGATATCCCCGTAGAAGGTCAGCAACTCCACGTAGTCATTCTGGAGATAGGTCTGGAACGAACCGAAACCATCGATCTGGAAAGCCTCGGTCTTGAAGGTATCGCCTTGGTTCATTGAACGAACCTGACGACGAATAGACAGCGACTTCTCAATCGCTGCGTTATATGTCTTGTATTCGTCACTATCCTTGCCCCATTTCTCAGCCTCAAAGGCGAGATCGCCGAGGGTGGATAGGCGACGGATAATCTTAGGGCTTTCCGCGAATGTGGGAGCAGCCGGGTTGAACACAATGTCCAGAGGCGAGATGCGCACGTAGCGAGGACCGACGTAGCCACGCTGAGTTGTGCCATCGGGAAGCTTACGGCTGTCATCAGCCCAGACCGCGGTAGCGAAACAGTTGCCGTAGTCAATGTAGTCGAGGAGTATCTTCTCGATTTCGTTCTCGGAGCGGTCCTGACGGAACTTCGTCCGCATGTACCCTTCGATGGCGTCCGACTTCTGCTTCGTCTCGTCGTCGAGTTCGCTACCTTCCCAGTGCAGCCAATTCGAGTTCGGGAACAATGCCGACATGTAGTTGGCGTGAAGGTTGTCCCTGATCTGTGTCAGTTTCGGGATCGTAGTGGAGTTCTTCCACGGGAGTTTGGAGTTCGTGGTCTTGCGGGTGTCAGTGGCGAACAGATAATTCCTGATCTCCTGCTTCTCCACGAGCCACGGACGACGATACTGGTCCCATTCCACATACTTGTAGCCTATTTGCCGGGCGAGTTGATCCTCGCTCCCGGCAAAAAGGTCATTGATGTCTAGAGTGCGTCCAGTCAAATGCTAACTCCGCCGAATTTGGGGTTGAAGATGACGCCCTTGGTCTTGGAACGCTCTCTAGCGATCTGACCCATCGGGGGTATGGCGATCTCGACTGCGTTCGCCAGCGCATCCTTCACGTCATCGTGCGGAGGGTGTTTCAAGACCAACTCGTCTTCGAGGGTCTGGCACTCACCGCCGTGGTAATGGTAAATCTGTCCGTTATCATAGCGAGGCCCGAGGATCATCCCGATCCGTTCGGCCTTATTGCCATCACCGCGCTGCGGCTTGTGTTCTTCGATAAAGATGGCCAGTCCATTGGGAGCTAGATAGGAACGCTTGAGTTCCTTGACGATGGCTTCCTGCGCCGCGGTCGTTTCCGCCCGCAGCTTGCGGAACCCCCACTTGATGTGCTTCCGAAGGATCAGATCATAGTATTCGCTAATCCGGTCGGTCTTCATCCTCTCACAATCAAGGACGTACACATTCTGCTCGAAGTCCATTCCGACTACGACCAAGCAGGTGTAGTCAGAACGCTTGCCGAGGCTATAGGCAAAGTCGATGGCGGCACAGACATTCAGCCGCCGATCTTTGATATACCAGTACGAGCCCGACCGGGTAAGATGCTTCGGCTCATAGTACTGGAAGGTGTCCCGGTTAATTGGACTATCCGCCAGATCGTTCGGGTCATTATAATACTGCGCCCTGAACTGGGTCTGGTCGAGATACTGAGCCCTCTTCTTGGCCAAGACCTGACGGTCGAAACCGAACCATTTCCCGTCACTGCGCTGCTGGCGAGGCCACAAGAACTGTCCTGTGCCATCACCCTGATCTTCTACAGCCCGTTCGAAAATTTCGTATAGAGGGATGCCATCTACGATGTCGCCCGTCTCGTTGAAGATTTCCTCCTCCATCGTCAGGAGTTCGGAGTACAGGTCCTTCGGGTGGTACCGCGTACCGACAACCCATTCCTGTGCATCCGTGCCTTCGATGGATGACAACAACGAATACTGAGACTTGACCTTTTCGCGGCCTTCCCCGGTATAGGCATTATCGTAGGTGACAACGTCATCCATCACAGAGATGTCGCAGTGCATACCGACAAGGTTGGTCGTCAACCCGCCAGTAAATATCGTGGGGTCGCGGACCCCTTCTTCTTTGCGCCGCGGATGGTCTACGGAGATTTCCGTGGAGGTCCACCGCTCCCGCTTGCCTTCGTCCTCATTGACCATCTCCGGCCAATACCGGCGATAAACCGCCGAGGTCAGGATATCCTTGATGAACTTAAGCTGCTTCTCGGCCAGATTGGAGGTCGAGGAGATGTAGAGGATGCGGATGGTCGGGTCTTTGGTGATCGCGTGGGCGACACGAAAAGCGACCATTCGGGACTTCTGATGATCTCGGGGGAGCAGGGTTAACTGGAACCGCTTGGCGTCCTGCCGTTGCCACCAGTCGCACAGTTCACTGTGGACTGAGCCCATGCACTGCTTTGGGGAGACTAGACGAATGAACGTCTCAAGGTCAGCCTCCGCCCGAAGCCGGATTTCTTCGATCTTGGAATTACGAGACATGAGGCCCTTAGGCTAGGGCGAACCGATAGCTGCCCGGTGCGAGGTTGACCGAGGCGGTGCCGTTCGCGGCGAAGGCCGTCTGGGCAGTAAGCCACGTAGAGCCATCACCGCCGAGGACCTGAAGGGTCACGGTGCCGAAGGTGGCACCCACGACCGTAAGCTGGTACGTGCCGCCTGACAGCGTGAAAGCTGCCGTGGTGGCGGCGATATTGGAGAAAGCTACGACCGGATCAAGAGTGACCTTGCCGTCGCCGCGGAAGATATGACCTACACGGAGATAGACCGCAGTAACTGCCATTAGGACCTCGGGTTGACTTTGTGCCCACCCGGAGTGCGGGCGTAGCTGCGGTTCTTATGGCGGGAACCGTTACGCCAGTTAGAGGGACGATTGTCGAGGGCGTTGCCGTTTACGTGCATCACGTCCTTGCCATCTCCCACATGAGCCTTGCCCATGCGGATCAGGGTCTGCCGGGCCTTGTTGCGGTTCTCCCGCTTCTGTACCTCTTCCGGTGACTTCTGGTACTTGGCCTGAGCCTTTCGGTGCGCCCGCTTCTCAGCAGGCGTATCCCAGCGATCCATTCTTACCTCAAATTGGCAAAGGTGGTAGGATTTGCACCCACGATCACCGGGTTAGAGCCGGTTGCTTTAGCTACTAAGCTACACCAATTCTTCAGACCTTCTTGGCTATCTTGTTGCGGGCCGCGGAGCCGTGGGGAAGCTTATCCAGCGCCCGACCGAAAGCCTTATTCTTGCCAGCCTTCGCGCGCACCGCGAGGCCAAGCTTTGCCTGTTTCTTAGCCATTACTTCCCGCCGCTTAATGCTTTAGTGATAGCCGACATACCAGTGGCATCCTGAATGTACTTGGACACCGTAGCGCCAAAGCCAGTAGCCGCAGGGGGAGTATTGTCACGCTGACCGCCCGGAGCGGGCTTATCGTGGGTGACGGGGTTGAAACCGACCACTGGGTCGGTGTCGTTCATAATCTTGTGGGGCATCAAACTACCTTGAGGTTAGGACGACCGGAAATTCGAGCTAGGTCATGGTCTTCCGCCGACATGCGATCCACTTCCTTCTTCAGGGCTCCGGCCAGTTCTGCCTTGGAGGGGCGGCCCCGTGAGTTTTTCTTCCAGTCCTTGCCTGCCAAATACTTGGCTGCCTGAAAGGCCGCGGGACTGGAACTATTGGAAATCGTTCTGATCTTGTCGAGAGCCTCAGACTGGAGGAGCTGTTCACACTCCGACTGCCAGACTTCGAAGGCTTCCCGGAACCAGTCAGCTTGGAGGAGCCTGTTAAGGTGGTTCACACCTTCCAACCATTTCTCCGCCCACGTCACCCCAGTGGGGTCTCTCTCCTCCAAGAACGTGAGTCGCGCCGAGACGTACCCATCTCGTTCCGACAATGAAAAGACTGGCTTCTGGTCGGCTGCCAACTGACCGGGCATCACTTGGGTGGCCGGTTCGTAGAACAGTGAGATGGTCAGAAGGGAGCCATTATTGCCGCGGAGACGGTAAGTGCCCGGCTCCCGAGGAGGGACGTACTGGGTTTTCAAGTCGGGGTTTCCTTGTAGGTTACTTCGTCGGTTACATCACAGTGCAACCGTCGGGGTCAGCAACCATAAACAGGAAATACCATTCCTGTGCATCTTAAGGGTTAACCGTTTCGGGTTAACCTCAGAAGATGTCTGCTGAACTAACATCTATATTATAGCATATTTTACGACCAAAGTCAAGTGCCTATTATTAATCAATGATCTCAAATGCTTACTTATAGCGGTATCTGAGTACCGTACTCGTATTTGACACCTGAAGGGGTAATAATCCCATGTCGAGGACCGTAGCCGGGAATTTCTCTGAGAAAATCTCGTGTCATCAGAACACTCCGAAGGAGGGGTGCCACCCCCCTTACCCCCCTCGTCGTCCTCGCGCGTGTACACCCACCTGCCTGCGCGCATGTGTCGCACCCACGCCCGCGCGTTATCCATGCTGGGTTGGCACGATCCTTGCTTGCCATGCAAATGTTACGCCAGAATGTTGGCATGATCTGTGCAACGCGCGTGTGTGTGCGCTTGGTTGGCATGTTTCTTGCGATCTCGCGCGTGTACGCCTAGCGCGTTCTCACACATCCCATGACACAATTGCATGATAACCCATTGAAATCATTCGATGTTTCTCCTGTTAATATCAGATGTTATGAATATGCCTATTCTTTGTGCAACTAACCCATTGATATCATTAGCTTTGCTCATTTTGTGTGCAAATTCTGCCTCTTTTTTGTGCATGTCGCAGGTAACATTTCAGCTAACCCTTTGATATCATTAGCTTGGGCACTTGGCACGACGCTTGCTAATACCCCTGTGTCCGGCCAGCTTTGCCGGGTTAGGTTCCGAGTTCCTGCACTTGCGGGTTAGCGGTTCCGTGCCCATATGGTAGAGCAACTGGACAGGCAAGCTAAGAGCGAAACCCGCTTTTGGTAACAGGAGAGATTTGTTCGTGAGTGCAAGGCTCAACCCTCGCCGTCGTTCCCGCAAGGCGGGCAATGCGGCGACCATAACCGGGAACCTTAGCGCCCCTAAAGCGCGAGATGGACGGGTAGATGCTAAGGCTCCGGGCATTGCGGCGTCAGTCATGTTTGCCAACGCTACGGCCAGCCCACCCAATGGTGGCGCGTTTACGGCCCGGTTCGTGCGACCTTGGCTGGCACCGAAACGATATTCTCGTTGGGGCGTTACCTAGCGGGCACAGTACAGGCGGACTTGTCCGCTTCGGGCCTTAATCACCTTGCCACCCATTGCGGCTTAGCGCCGGAGGGGATGGCCCAAAGCAAGGGTTAGTTATAGCTTGGCGTAAACCCGCCTAGCCTCTCGCGTCTCTTACTGGGTAGCGGGAAGCGTGTGCGGTTGCCAAGCGGTGACGCCTCGGCGCAAGCCGGGAAGGGATTGAACCGCCAATACCGTGCGGGGAAAGCATGACGCTTGGGCCAGTAACCCTTGACGTTATGACAACTCGCGCCCCTTTTTGGGGAACGGCAAGCCCGTTCATGAAACTGTTTCGCTACCCGATAGGCGTATGCTGTCTGCTTGGGCTGGGTAAGGCGAGCGAAACATCCCCACAGGGTTAACTCTGTGCTGGGCGCAGCAAGCAAGCGGCAATACGCGCAGCTACTTGGCTTCTCAGGCAACACACAGGGTTAAACAAGGGGGCTCCGACTTGGTTCGGGGCTAAGCGTCAGTCATGTTCTGGCTGGCTTTTAGCCCTGCACCAAGCAGGAGAAAGCGTAGCAACCAATGGATATCAAGCAATTCAACCGCAACGTGCGGACCATTGCCACATCCGGCAAAAAGCTGGATGAATTGGTTCACACGACAGCGGTGGCCGGGCTTGTGCTCATTCAGGCGGACGGCAATGCCACCCGCATGGATCAGCTTTTGCAGGCTCTGCCCAA